TCACGCCGCCTCGCTCTCGTGGTACTCCGGGAGCAGGGTTTCGGTGATCGCTGTCCGATGCTCCGTCCTTGGCGGTTGTACGGCGAGGTCGTAGCCGCCTCCGGCCGCTTTGCCGGGCAGGTGCCGTTTCTCGATTCCTGTGCGGATGGTGCGCACGGGCCCGCCTGTGTCGAACCACCCCTTCGGGTACAGGTGCGTGGCGTGGGTGGTCCAGTGCCGGCCTCGGCGTTCGGGGAGTGCCGGGAGGTCGCGCCATCCCTCGTGGGTGTGGTCGTGGGCGTCTTCGACGGCCTGGTCAGTTCGACGGCGGTCGGGGCCTTCCCAGGTGCAGCCGAGGCACGCACCTCGGTGGAGGTAGGTCCAGATGTCGCCAGATCCGTCCGGGGCGAGGCGGCCCCAGTTGCGGACGAGGACGGTGGGCTGGTGATCGGCGGTGGGTTCGGGCGGCGCGTGATGGGTGAAGCCGGGGTGCCCCCAGGCGATGCGCCAGCGGTCGCGGCTGTTGCTGTTCTTGTCGCGGTAGTGGGGCAGGTAGTCGGTGTGGCGTGCGACGGCGCCACGGCGTTCGTCGAATGTGGTCATGGGTGTCTCCGGAGCGGGGTGGCCCCAGCGGTTGCCGGGGCCACCGTGTGGTTCAGAGGGTGTCGAGGTCCGGTCGGCTGGCGGCGAACTCCGCCGCCGCGGCGCGGTACATCGCCAGGAGCCGGGCCGGGTCGCACTCGTTGCGGATGCCGTCGAGCAGCAGCTTGGCCATGGTGTAGCCGGGGTAGATGTCGAGGGCTTCGGCGAAGGCGTGGCTGGCGGTGACGGTGTCGCCCTGCCGCCAGGCGACCCAGCCGAGGAGGGTGAGGAGCGGCGGCGCCTTGCCGGTGTGCGGGGGGGACGCAGCGCCGGGCGAGGTAGCCCCACAGTTGCCGCTCGTAGGGAAGGTCGCTCTCCTCGCCGGTGGACAGGGCGGCGTCCCTCGCGTGGAGATCTTGTAGGCCGAAGATGATGCGGGCGGCGATCTCGTCCATGAGCTGGGGACGGCCGTTGCGGAAGTCGGCCAAGGCTCCGTTGACGATGTCGATGGTGCCGTAGCGGGCGAGGATCCGTCCGTGTTCGGTCTGGACCTGGTCGTGGTAGGGGGTGGCTGCTGCGTCGAGTGCTTCGCGGTAGCGCACCGCGGTGGTGTCGGTGGTAGGGCGGTATTCGCTGGCGACCTCGACGGCGTGCTGGAGGTGCGTCAGGCGGTGGGCGTGGGCCTCGCGGGCGGAGGCGAGCCAGTCTCGGGGGTCTTCGCCGTCGATGGTGGCGAGGTGTATGCCGGTGGCCAGCTCGTACTCGGGATCGGTGGTGATGGCGTCGCGCAGGGCGAGCCGGGCGGCGATGAGGTCGCCTTGCCGCCAGGCGACGAACGCGAACAGCGTCAGGACGGGCACGGCCTCCTGCGTGAACGGTTCGGCGCAGTGCCGGGCGAGGTAGGCCCACAAGCGTCGGGCGTGGGGAAGGTCGCCGTCCTCCGCGTGCGCTATGCCGGCCTCCACGGCGGCGTCGTCCTGAAGGCCGACGATGAGCTGCGTGGTCAGGGCGCGGCTCAGGGCGGTCGCCCCGTCACGGAACCGGCTCATGGCGGCGTCGATCTGCTCCAGCGTCAACGCGAGCGTGGCGTCGCGTCCGGCGTTGGTCGCGCACCGCGAGTTGAAGTGGTCGGCTGCGGTGTGCAGGTCCGTGAGGAACGCGGGGTCCGCCGTGGCCCGGAACTCCTTGATGATGTCGCGGGTGCGAGGGCCGGGAACTCGGCCGAGGCGGGCCATCTGTGCGGCGACGCTGGTGGGGTCGTCGGGCGACGGGAGCGGCTGGCCCTCGCAGCACCCGTCGATGTCGCACTCGTAGGCCCACCACCGGTCCGCGACGTGGCCGATCGTCTGGAGGATGTTGGCGCGGTGCTCCATGAACTCGTTCGTGAGCCAGGTGCCGACGGGGGCGAGGAGCGCGGCGGTCTCCTCGGGGCTCTGGCCGGGGCGCGGTTCACGGCAGAGGTAGATGATGACGCCCTCAGCGAGGTCATGGCCGCGGTCGTGGGCGTAGGCCACGAACTGCCGGGCAGCGTTCTCGGCGGTGGCCTGCCACTCGGCGCTGTCGTCGGGGAGGGGGCACGTCATGGTCGGCCCGTCGTGGAAGTTCGGGCCGGGGGCGTGGAGGGCGATGCTGTCGTCCGGGTAGTGGCCGAGGAGGTACGGCAGGATCTGGGCGAGGTTGGGCAGGCTGGTGACCTGCACGGTGTTGTCGGTGGTGCTCACTTCTGGGTTCCTTCCTTCTGCGGTGCGGTGTCGGGCTGCCCGATACGGGCGGGCGGAGCGGGGGCGGGCATGCCGCGTGGCTTGTTCGTGAGGGCTGGGAGCAGCCGTTCGCGGACGAGCGCGGCGAGGTCGGCGGCCAGGGCTTTGCTGGTGTGTGTGGTCAGGACGGCGTGCCAGGTGCGGCCGGGCTGGAGCCGGGCGTCGTTGGCGGCTTGTGCTTCGGCTTGCTCGATGTCGGTGCCGTCGGGGATCGGCGGCAGGTCCGGGCCTGCGGTGATCCAGGTCTGAATGGCGAGGCCGCGGGATTGGATGCGCAGGCCAATGCGGTGGCCGTCGGGGTGGTGGTAGGCGGCGGTGCGGTCGGGGGTGTCGGTGTCCTCCTTGCTCCACGGCGGGTCGAGGGTGGGGGCGAGCTGGTCGAGGGGCGGCAGGTCGATCTCGTCGCGGGGTCCGGCGAAGGCCGGGCGTCGGCGGCGCGGCGTGGGGGTGGTGCCGGGTCGGTCGAAGGGGTCGGGTTGGGTCACGCGGCGTTCTCTTTGCTGGGCATGAGCTGGTCGACCAGGTCGAAGGCGCGGCGCCAGGCGACGATCGTGCTGGCGGTCTCCATGTACTGGTCGCGCTGCTCGAAGGCTTCTTTGGCTTCGGCGCGGGTCTTGGCGTAGTCGTCTTCCGGTGCGAGGGAGTCGGCGCAGCCGATGAGGCAGCGCGGGCCGAGGTCCCAGATGATCGCGTTGACGGCGGCGCACCCGGCGGACAGCGAGTCGATGTCGTTGCCGTACCAGTGGAAGTCGTGCGGGTTGAGGCCGAGGTCGCGCAGGCGTTGGGCGACGGAGCGGAACATCGTGCCGGAGCCGACGGCGGGTTCGCGGAAGGACATGCCTGGCTTGGCGAAGTCCTTGTCCACGGTCATGTTGGCGAGCAGGTCGGTGACGCACGCCGGCGTGTGGTACTCGCCGCGCCACTTCTTGTCGCTCTTGTGGCGGAGGCCGGTGAGCAGGGGGCTGAGGACGTCGGCTTCGGAGCGTTGCCAGGGGTCGTCGTGGCCGGTGAGGTCCATCAGACCGGTGTTGATGGCGGCGCGGGTGACGGCGTGGACGGCGCGGAGCTGCTGCTTGTCGGGGTTGGGGTTCCAGGCCCAATCGTGAAGGCGTATCGCGCGGTTGATCAGGTCGGGGCGCTTGATCCAGTGTCCGAGGTAGATCTCCTTGAGGAGCTGCGGGAGTTGTTCGGGCTGGAGGTTGAGCACCCAGTCCGCCAGGCCGGGCACGTTGCGCAGCAGGGAGAGTCCGGCGACGGTGCCGAGGGGGACGTCGATGCTGCTGCCGCCGAAGGACTGGTACCAGGCGTCGAGGACGTTCTCCGCGATCTTGCGGGCGTGCTCGTGCGGGTCGCGCGGGGCGGCGTAGCGGCGGGCGGTGATCTTGCCGGTGGGGCGGGCCTTGGACTGGGGCGGGGGCTTCTTCGCCCACGACGGCGCGGGACGCGCGGCGGTGGCCGGGGCTGCCGCGCGGGGCAAGAAGTCGTCGGACATGACGGCGGATTCCTTTCTGCGGGCGCGCATGGGGCCGCCCCGGTGCGCGGTGCGCGGCCGGGGCGGCGTGTGGCTGGGGTGGGGAGCGGGATCAGCTGGTCTGCTGGAGGTCCCGGAGGGTGGCGAAGATGCCGCGGATCTCGACGTCGTAGGCGGCGGCGGGGTAACCGGCTTGGCGCAGGCCGTTGATGAGGAACATCAGGGCCGCTTCGTCGGTGTCCATGTCGCTGATGAGCTGGTCGAAGCTGGTGTCGCGCAGCTCGTCGGGGCGGTGCTCGTAGCCGATGCGCAGGGTGTTCTCGATCTCGGTGAGGGTTGCGGCGGTCTGCTTGTCGGTGAGGCCGAGCAGGGTGGACCAGGCCGCCAGGGTGGCGTCGTCGACGGGGAGCTTCACGGGCTGATGCCTTTCTGGTGGGCCGTGCCCGGCCGCGCGGGGCGGCCGGGCACGGGCGGGGTCAGGAGGTGGGGGTGGTGGGGAAGGGGTTGTCCCGGTGGTCGGGGTGGCAGGCGGCGTACAGGCCGCCGGGGAGGCGTTCGGTGATGACGCCCCATCCGGCCCAGCGCATGACGGCGAGGTAGCCGAGGTCTCCGCCCGCGAAGCCGGTGCGGCCCTTGGCGTCGGGGTCGGGCTTGATGAACACCCAGCCGGGCAGGTCTCCGGTGTCGTCCGGCATGACCTGGAAGCCGGGGCGCAGTTCGTGGACGCCGTCGGTGTAGATGGGCGGCATTCCGGCGGCGGTCAGGATGCGTACGGCGGCCTGGACGTGCGGGTGGCCGTGGCATTCGGGCAGGGTGCCGACGCCGGTGTGAAGGGGGCGCTCGTACGGGAGGCGGCCGACGGCGGCCTTGTAGATGGTCATGAGGAGTTGGGCGTCCTCGCGGCGGCCGGCGTGGCGCATCGCAAGGTTCGCGACGATGGCGATGGAGTGCCGGTCCTGGGTGAACAGGCGGCGGAACTGGTCGAGGGTCATGCCGGTCGTCACTTGCACGCGGGCGAAGGTGTGCGAGGCGAAGCGGACGGCGTATGCGACGTGCTCGGGGTCGAGCCCTATCTGGTGGGCGAGTTCGCGGACTCCGGGCGAGTAGTCGGTCACTGGGTCTCCAAGAGGCGCTTGCGCGTATGGGTGCGCCCCCGGCGGTCGGCCGGGGGCGCGGGGTGCTGCTGGGGTTCGGGGATGGTTAGCGGCGTCCGCATCCGGCGTGGCCGCAGCCGCCGCAGAAGCCGCCGCTGTTGCACTCGCAGCCGCATCCGTGGTTCTGGGTTTCCATTCCAATTCCCCTTTCCATTCGGGCGTTTCCCGAATTCCTTACTTATATCTTAATGGCAAATACCCCAGAAGCAAGGTATGACCGACTGAATGCGCATTTAATTTCCGCAATTCAATTTCCTAATTCGCGGCTGCCGGAATGAGATCGGGCCAGCGGACGGCCTCCAGCGCACGGCGGTGCGAGTCGGGTACCGGCACGGTCGGGTAGCCGAGCCAGTCGAGTCCCATCGCGGCGAGGATCGTGGCGTCCGCCTGGTCGTAGCGGCCCGGCCCTTCGCACGGGACGCCGTACCGCTCGACGGCCACCGAGCGCACCATGCCCTTCGCGATCCGGGCCCGGTCCTTGCGCGGGAAGTCCTGGGCCGGGTTGGCCCGGCCGGTCGCGTAGATCGTGCGCCCGTGCGGGGTCACAACCGCGTAGGGGATGCGGTGCCGCCACAGGTACTGCGTGACCAGCCACCACAGCCCGGCCAGCTCGTGGTGCCCGGCCTGCCCGCCCTGGGCGTACGCGGCGCCCTCGACGACCACCAGGTCCGCGCCGTCCTTCACGCTCAGCGCGACGGCCGCGAGCAGCCAGTCCAGCCGCTCGTGGCTGCGGCGGCGGCCGGGCCGGTAGGCGCGTGCCCAGTCCGTCCCCGCGATGCCGGTCGAGGTCAGCGACAGGTCGAGACCGAGGACGCGCGGCTGCCACTCCCCCTTTTCCTGCACGCTCGGCAGCGTCACCGGGGCACTTTGGAGTTCGGCGGTCACGAGGCCCCTCCCGCGCGCCGGATCACCTCGGCGATCGACAGTTCCTCCCGGAACCGGACGCCCAGCTCCTCTTCCAGGTCGGCGTACTCGCGCGCCAGCTCGGGCCGGAGCCCGGCCGCGCAGGTCAGGTCCGGCACGGAGGCGAGGACGCACAGGCTGCACGAGAGGCGGGACATGCCGGCGTCGTACGCCCAGTGGTAGGGCAGGCCGCGGTCCCGGATGCGCTGCCACACCTCGGCGGTACTCCAGCGCAGCACCGGGTACCACTGGGTCACGGTGCGGCGCCCGCTGCTGGCCCGGCGGTCGATCTCGACGGCGGGCCGCCGGGCGCGGGCGCGGGACTCCTCCGCCCGGAATCCCATGACGTGCACGATCCGTGCCGGGCGGCCGGTGATGCCCAGGGCGTCCACCTGCTCGGTCACGAACCGGTGCGCCACGCTCCGCTTCATGTCCGAGGTACAGAAGCGGCTCAGGAAGTGAGGAAACTGGCCGCGCGCCCGGATGCGGTGCACCAGGGAAGGCCACTTCGCCGAGCGACGAATCTCGAAGGGCAGCCCGTAGTGCGCGGCCTGGCGGCGCGCCAGGTCGACGGTGCCGGGCCACTCCACGCTGTGGCCGCGCGGAGTGGTGCCGAGGTCGATGTGCAGGACCACCATGCGGTCGCGGACCCCAGCCTCGTCGCCCAGGCGTACGGCCTCATCCATGGCCACGATGCTGTCCTTGCCGCCGCTGTTGCTGATGACGATGCGGTCGGCGGCGGACAGGTCGGGCACCGGCTCGGGGCCGTGCACGGCGCGGGCGCTGACCAGTTCTATCTGGCCGCTCACCGCTGGCCTTCCCCGGTCGCGGAAAGGTGCTTGCTGATCAGGCGCTCCGCCTCGGCCATGGCCGGGCCCTTGTGGCGGTCGACCCACTCGCCGTCGTAGCTGCCGACCGGCCCCCACAAGTACCAGCCGGTGTCGTGGTAGCCGTCCTTCGGGTTCCTGCGGCGGTGGCCCAGCTCCCACCAGCCGTCGCGCCAGCGCAACAGGCGCTTCACGGCCGGGTCGGGCACCCAGCCGGCCCGCTCGGCCAGGGTCTGGAGACGTGCCACGTCGGTGCGCAGCATCGCCGCTTCGGCGGCGGCGTCCAGGTCGCGCGGGGCGGGGCGCTCGCCGCCCGTCTGGTGCGCGGGCGAGGCGGGGTGCAGACCGAGCTGTCGTACGGCGTCGTCCCTCTGGCGCGCGACGCGCCGCAGCAGACCGGCCGCGCCAACTATGCCCCGCTCCTCCAGCCACTTCGCGGTGGCGTCGATCTCGACGCCCACGGAACGGTCGTTCATCTCGAACTCCTTCGGCGGGGCCGTCCCGGCGCGTGCCGGGACGCCCCCTGGTGTGCAGCGGGTTACGGGCGGGGGGTCTTGGGGTCCTTCTGGATGCAGTTGCCGGACTCGGGCATCGCCCGGCGGCCCGCGACGAGGTCCTGGAACCGAGCGCCGGGGCGGAACTTCACGACCCGGCGCTCGGCGATCTCCACCGGCTCACCGGTCTGCGGGTTGCGGGCGGTACGGGCAGGGCGCACCTCGGGGGTGAGGCTGCCGAAGCCGGTGACGGAGACGACATCACCGGCGGCCACGGCGCGGACCATCGCGTCAAGCACGGCCTCCACGGCGTCGGCCGCCTCAGCGCGCTTGCCGGTCGTCTTCGCCACGGCCTGGATGAGCTGGGCCTTGTTCACAGAGGGATTCCTTTCGATTCGGCTGGGCCGCAGGAGTCGAGGGCGGGCGCGCCACGCAGCGGGCCACGGGTTCAGTCCGTAGCCGGGGTCCGCGAGCTGGCCACACATCGGAGCACGGGAGCGCACAACCTGATTCACAAATGTCACCTATCTCAGCTCAGTCGGGCAGGCGGACGAGGAACTTGCCGACCGCGAGCACGTGGGAGATGGGCAGGGCGACGGCCGCGTAGTCGGCCGAGATCAACCACGGCTCCTCGCCGGAGCGGGGCCGGGTGGCCACGACCCACTCCGTACCCGTCCAGTCCGCGTAGCGCGCCCCGACCTCGAGGAACTGCCCGGCGAAGAGGAACAGGCGGGTGCGCAGCGACGAGAACCATCCCTCGCCCGGCACCGGGCCGTCCCAGCCGTCCGGGGTCTGGAGGCCGAGGAAGTCGGGCCCGGCGGTCACCAGGGTGCCCACCGGTCCCAGGGAGCGGAACTCGATCGCCTCGCCGTTGCTGCCGGCGTTCAGCCACCGGGACAGGTCGTCGGCGCTGAGCTGCACGGGGCGCCCCTGCGCCAGCGGGTGCTCGCGCGCGTCGATCACCAGCCGCAGCAGGGCGCGCCACGGGAGGCGTCCGACGTGGGGTGCGGCGGGGACGGTGAGCTGCGCGACGCCCTCGGTGAAGCGGAGCAGCTCGTGGCCGCGGCTGGTGACGTGCTCGACGGTGACGGTGTCGGACGACTCCAGCCAGCCGCGCAGCGCGGTGGCGTCGTCGTAGCCGACGGGGGCCGTCCACGCGCCACCCGCGACGGGAGTGCGGGCGACGGCCAGCGTCCGGTCGCTGCACGCGACGACGTGGAGGTGGCCGGGGGTGCAGTCGAGGATCAGGGCGTCGAGGTCGTTGGCGTCCTCGTCCGCCTGGAAGCGGTGCGGGGCGGCCTGGTCGAGGATGGCCGCCAGGTCGCGGGCTTTGACGGTGAACATGGTGGGTCTCCGCAGGAGTTGTAGTGGTGGTGATCAGGAGCCGGAGGCGCGCTTGCGGGCCCGGCGGGCCTGCTGGGCGAGCCGTCCGGCCTCCAGGCACAGGGAGCAGGCGCGCTCCCCGCGCCGGTTGTGGGCACGGGCACCGGCTTCGGTGCCGTGGGTGATCGGGCGTCGGCCGCGCTCGCGTAGTTCGGCGGGCTGAGCGCCATCGCAGGTCGCGAGGACCTGCCCGTTGTGCCAGAGCCGCCCGCCGCACACGCCGTCGAACAGGCTCGTGCTCGGCATGACCAGGTCGATGCACTGCGACCGGAACGGGCAGCCCTGGCAGGCCGCGAGGAGGGAGAGGACCAGCGGCTCCGTCGGGGCTTCGGCCACCGTCTCCTCGGACGTGAAGCGGGCGTCCCCGGCGCAGGGGGCCTGGGCGACCCACCCGTTGCCGCTCATCTGCTCCTCCTCCCGTGCGCTAGGCGGTCGGCGGCAGCGGCATCAGGCGGACCTGATCGCTGGTGCTGAGGCCGAACGGGTGGGCGTAGTCACCGGGCAGCGGCATCAGGTGCCGGTCGGCCAGGGCAGGGAGGGCGAGCATCTGGGCGATGAGCCCGGCGAGGGCGGTGTCGCAGGCGGGCGGCCAACCCGGACGGGGGATCCGCACCGGAGTGCCGTCGTCAGCGACGCCTTCGAAGATCTCGATGACCCGCCCGGCCGCGCGTCCGTCCACGACGATCGCGGTCGCCTCCGGGTGGTGCTCGCGGACCAGCTCGGCAACGCGGGCGGCCCGGTCGGCCGGGGGCAACTCCAACAACCAGGAGTTGCCGTCGGAGGCAGAGTTGCGGTGGACGGACGCCCACGCCGGAGAGGAGTAGGGAGCGAGCGCGGCCTGCACGTCGGACTCGATCTGGTCCGCGATGTCGTCGAGCGGGTGCTCGTCCTCCCCGTCGCGGTTGTCCCACAGCTCGGGGCAGGTTCCCAGGGGGCTGGGCTGCGCGCCCAGCACGCCGTGCAGGTCAAGGGTGCGGGAGCTGTAGAAGGCGAAGGTCACGTAGACCGCCTCGGGGCAGGCGGCGCGGATCTTTGCGGTGATGTGGTCGAGCACCGCGAGGCAGTACGCCTTCTCGATGCGCAGGCGCTCGGCCTCCAGTTCCTCGCGCTGCGAGCAGAGAATGGTCAACTGGTCGTGCGCTGCCGGTGTCATGGCAGTGATGTCCTTTCTTCTTGGGGGTTAGGCGAGAACGGGCTTGAGGCGTTCGCCGATCCAGCGCGCGACGTTGACCGACACGGCGTTGCCGGCCTGCTGGGTCTGGGCGGCCTTGGTGCCGACGACCTCGTACGTCTCGGGGAACCGCTGGGCTGACAGCTGCTCGCGGGGCTGCAACATGCGGAAGTAGCAGTCCTCGATGGCGGGCGCGGTCCGCACAATGGCCGCCGAGTCGCGGGTCGACAGGGTGTGCAGCGGCTCGCCCGCGGTCTTCGGCGCGGCCTTGCGGTACGGGATCGCCAACGTGTTGCGGGCCCGGGTGCGGACGTTGCCGTCGGGCACGACCAGGCCGTGATGGCGGGCCGTGGCGATGGTGCTCAGCGGGGCGTCGATCGGCGCGGCGTCGCAGTTGTTGCGGAACTCCACGATGAACGGGTCCACCGTGACGAGGGCTTCGCTCTCGCGGGTAGTGCGGGTGCGCATGGGCTCCTCGATGGGCGAAGCCGTGTCGTTCCATGAGCCGCCCACCGGCACCAGCAGGGCCTCACCGAGCTTGGCCGTGCGGGTGGGCAGCGGCCGGGTGTGCGGGGCGAACGCGCGGTCGGTGCCGTCCTTGCCGTGTGTGAGGGTGACGACGGACGGCTCGTAGGGGAACTTCGCCAGTCCGGCCGCGATGCGGCGCATGGTGTTCGGCACCAGCGGGCGGACGCGGTCTCCGATGCGCTGGCCGATGTCGTCCCACATGATCACGTCGGAGGCGGGCCGGACGTACGGCTCCACCAGCGCGTGGCCACAGCGGCTGTTCGGGCAGCGGTAGTCGTACTGCTGCTGGTACTTGCCGACCTTCACCCGCGGGTCGCGCCAGCTCTGGCGCGCCTTGACGTCCCGCCCGCACTCGAAGCAGTACGCCAGTGGACGGGGGGCGAGGTCGGGGCGGCGGATCCCGGTGAGGGTGAAGACCAGGTACACGCGGTCGCGCCACTGCGGGGCGTAGGGATTTGTCTCCGACCCGATGTGCGCGGAGGACACGGAGACGATCTGGACGCGGTAGCCGAGCTTCTTCATGGCGCGGATCCACTCGGGGAACAGCAGCCAGTCGGTGATGTATTCGACGACGTTCTCCACGACGACGCACGGGAACCGCTTCGCCTCGGCGGCGCGCAGCACGCACCAGGCGGTCACCCGGGTCATCTCGAAGGCTTCCGGGGGCAGTTCGCGCCACTGCTCCTCTTCCTCGAACAGCGCGTCCTGCGCCGGGTCGGGCCGCTTCTTCCCGCCGGCGGGGCTGACCTCGGTGCAGCTGACGCTGGCCCACAGCACGAGGGCCTTCGGGAGCCAGCGCATGGGGTAGTTCTGGATGTCAGCGCAGCGAGCCGCCGCATTCGGGTGGTTGAGCTCGAACGTGTCGACGGCGGTCTGCCAGTGGTTTATGCCGAGGATGGGGTCGAATCCGGCTTCCAACAGGCCGGTGGCATCTCCGCCCGCTCCGCAGAGCAGGTGGATGGATCGGGGCACGGTCTTGGGTCTCCAGGAGGCGGGGCCGCCCGGCCCGGATGGTGGGCCGGGCGGCCGTGGTCAGGACTCGTCGGAGGCGCGTAACGCGCGGTGGTGGCGGCTGTCCTCGATGCCGAGGGCGGTGAACCCCAGCAGGCCGAGGGCGCACACGATCAGCAGCCAGATCACCGGTCCGCGCCCCCGGTGGGGCGCGGTGCGCGGCGCGGCCGGTCAGTCATCGCTGCGGGTGACGCGGACGGTCGTGATGTGTCCGGCGCACTCGAACAGCGCCAGCGGGTAGCCGTCCGTCTGGGGCCGCTGCCAGACACGGCGGTAGCCCTCGTGGTCGGTGAGTCGCTGGGACCACTCCGAGAAGCGGGCGATGGCGGTGGCCGCGCCCTCGATCCCGGCGATCTGGTTGTGGCTCGCGCCGTACGGCGCGGTGTGCGTGGCCGAGACGATCAGCCTGGGTGCGCGGCGGGGAACATCGAGGCCGTCGATGCGGGCCAGCAGCGGGATGAGGCTGTTGCGGTGGTGGCGCTGGGGGCCGTTGGGGGTGGAGTCGTACAGGACGGTGTGCCTGTCCGCGTTCTCCACGTCCTGGCGGACGGCCGTCCAGCCGTTCACCTCGTCGGGATCGGCGGGCAGGCTGTGCTCGGAGGCGATGATCAGCTCCGTGCCGTCCCGCAGGTCGGCGCGGACGAAGAACTCTCCTCCTCCGGCGGTCTCGATGTCGGTGACCCAGCCCGCGTAGCGCAGCGGGGTGATGACGTGGCTGTAGCGGTGGAAGAGCCGCTGCCACAGCGGGTCAGTGGTGCGGTTGTGGTCGGGCAGGGCCGCGATGGTGGTGGTCATGTGCTGGTCTCCAAGAGGGTGTGCACGGCGGGCGCACAGAAAGCACGCCCGCCGTTGAAAAATGTCACCTATCTCAGGTGAAGCGGACGTCAGACGGTGGGCAGTTCACTGCGAGCGAGGATCTGCACCGACCACATCCGGCCGCCGCGCGTGACGACGCAGCCGATCGCGCGCCCGTCGTGGGGCAGGACGAAGCCGCTGCCGCCCTCCTCCTGGCTCAGGTCGCTGACGAGCTCACGGACGCCGTGTTCGGCGCACTCGGCCGAGCAGTAGAAGTGGCTGCCGAGGCGCGGTGCGACCGGCGAGCCGTGGATGACTTCGGCGACGACGACGTAGACGTCGGGGGCCGGGGTAAGTGTGTCGGTCAAGGTGGTCTCCAAGAGGTCGGTGAGTTCGGTGGATCCCGAACTCATACTTATATCTTAATGGCGTACACCGGGGCGTCAATGTTGCCGATCTTGGGAACGCCCCTGTCTCCGGCGGGAGTTAGCACCCATCTCGCGCCCCATTCGAGCCAGGTCCCTCACTCGCTGGCGGGCCATCTCCAGGGCTTGCTGGTCCGTTGCCGCAACGCGCTGCTCCTGCTCGGCGAAGAACTGCCGTAGCCAGTCCTGCTGCTGGCGGTGCTCGCGGTCGGCCGCTTCTCGTCGCGCCTGCTCCCTCCCGGCACGCGGGTTCGTCCCACACCCCCGGCAGTTGCTCACCGGCTCGGCGTGCTTCGGGCAGCCCGCCCGCTGCGGCTCTCCACGCTCCGCCTCCGGCTCCCCTGCGGCGTCAGCCGTGGGGGTAGGGGGGTTAGGAAGAGAAGAGGAAGAAGGAGGAAGAGAAGGGGTTTCCCCAGGGGAACCCACTCGGTTTCCCGAGGACAACCCACTGGGTTCCCCCAGGGCAACCCTGCCCGGAGCGTCATCAGGGTTCCCCTGGGGCAACCCTGGCTCCGAGGCGGCCTCGGCGGCGGCCCGTGCCTCTTCCCGCGCGGCGACGTCCTGCTGTGTCCGGGCCGCCGCCGACGGCTTGCGGCGCGCGGTCTTGCGAGCGAGGCGGGGGTTGGTCGGGGCACGCTGCGCCGCTCGGCGCCGCTCGATCAGCTCCTCCGTCGACGGGATGGGCGGCACGCCGTGCGGGAACACCCGGTACTCGGCACGACGGCCGACACGTCCGACCGTGACCCGCTCGACCAGGCCGAGTCCGACGAGTTGCGTCACCACCGTGATGACCTGCTTCTCCCCTACGCCGGCCCAGGCCATCATCCGCTCCAGGCCCGGCCGGGCCAGCCTGGTCTGGTCGTCGGCCGAGTCCGCGATCTTCATGAGGACCAACTTCTGCGTCGTGTTGATCACCTCCTTCGGCAGGTAGGCGGCCACCACCATCAGTTGGATGCTCACCGGCACCTCTCCGTGTTCCGTCCGGTTCCTGCCGCGCCAGGGCGGGGGCGGAGCATGCCAGCTCCGCCCCGCCGAGTGGCGCGATCAGGGCTTTTGGCGCGCGGTGACGTTGATGCTCACTGCGGTCCGCCGGTCGTGGTCGAGGCGCGTGGGCACGGGGATGCCCACCTCCTTCAGCGTCGCCTTCATCGACGCCGCGTCGGGCACCATCGGTACCTTCAGCCCTGCGCGGCGGTACAGCGCGACCATCGCCTCGACGTCATCGACCTTGGTCGGGTTTCCGCCGCTCCACTTCAGGACGTTGTCGCCGTAGACGCCGGGTTCGGATCCTTCGAGCTGGGCGCGCAGGAACTTCTGCCGGTCCTTGAGCGGCTTGATCTGCTCGGAGACCTCGGCGTACTCGGCCAGCGCCTTCGCGCGTTCCTCGTCGTCGTGGATGAGCTGGCTCTGCAGGGAGCGCCCGGCGACGAACGGCCCCCAGCACGCGGTGCGGAACGGGCAGTGGTCGCAGATCGCGGAGATGCCCGGTCCCTGGAAGGTGCGCGGCAGCTCCTCCGGGGAGGCGGCGGCGCGCACCTGCTGAACCCACCAGCGGGCACGGCGGGCGCGGTCTGCCTCGTAGGCGATCTCCTGCACGTGGTCGTCGCCCGAGTCGCGGTTGATGAACCGGAAGCGGATACGGGCGACCGGCACCGGCCCGAGGTGGGCGAGTTGCCGCTGGCCCCGGACGCTGGCGAAGCCTTCCGTGCCGAGCAGATCGGCGTACAGGTACACCTGCCGGAGCTCGGCTTCGCTCGCGCCGTACCGCAGGACGCTGTCCCACTGGTATGTGCTCTTGGTCTTCACGTCCTCGACGGTCGTTTCCTCGGCCGGGAGCGTGGGGCGCAGCCGCTTGGGGAGCCGTGCGGCGGTGGTGCTGTCGAGCTGGACGGCGTCGATGTGGCCCCGGACGGTGGCGTCCTCGACGCGGCGCTCGACGAGCCAGCCGTACTCCTCGCGGGCGGCCTCGAGTATCCCGGCGTGCAGCCAGGTCCCGAGGATCGCCTTGCGCTTCTCGCCGACGTCAGTGGGGGTGCGGCCGTGCAGGAGGTACCCGGCCCGGCGTGCGCACACGGTGTCGCTGGCACCGAGCTTGGTCTGTTGGGAGCGGGGGCGGCGTGCGTCCGCCGCGTGCGCGGCGGGCCACAGGCTGACGGGCCGCTCTGGCGCGATGGCCATGGTGGTCACGGTGTTCTCCAAGAGGATGGGGTGCCACCCGACGACAGCGGGCGGCACCCGGTGTCGTCAGGGTCAGGAGGCGCGGCGGGGCGCGGAGGGCCGCTTACGCTGGGTGCGTTTCGCCGGAGCCGGGGCCTCGTCGGACTCCGAAGCGGTGTCCGGCTTGGTCTCCGGGGGAGCCTTCTTCGCGGCACGCGCCCGCTTCCTCGGCGCGGGCTGCTCCGTGCTCTCGTCCCGGTCCCCGGCCTGGGAGTCCTCGGCGGACTCCTCCTTCGCGTCGCTGCCCTTGTCGTTGCCGCCCTTGTCGTCGCCCGCTTCGAGCCCGGCGGCCTCGCGCAGGCGGCGGGTCGCCTCTTCCGCCTCGCGGACGACGGCTTCAGCGTCGGCCCGCGCCATCTCCTCGTCCACGTACACGCCGGACAGGTCCTGCGGTGCGGCCATGCGCAGCGCGCCGGCCTCGGCGCACTTACGGAGCATGTGGGCGGGCATCTGCTGCCACATCTTCGCCACGACGTACGCACCCTGCTTGCGGTCGTAGTACGTCGGGGCGAACTCGTCCCAGCGGGCGATGAACGGGAACCTGGCGTTGCCGCGCAGGACGGTGACCTTGACCGCGGCCGGGTACGCCTTCGACAGCCAGACCTCGTGGGCGTTGCCCTCGGAGTCGTAGTAGACGGTGTCCTCGTACGAGATGGACTCCCCGGCCTTGATAGCCGCGCGGTGGGCGACCGTACGGAAGCCGTCGATGCCGGTCTGGATGGTCCAGGTCTTCTCCGGCTCGTCGGGGTTGTCGGCGGCCTTCCAGTTGGTACGGCCGATCATGTAGATCTGCCGCGCGAACGGGTCGAGGCCGGACCGCACGCAGAAGTGGAAGAACAAGGCCAGTTGGGCACGCGGCGCCTGGGCGAGTCCGGGGCTGATCAGCGACAGGGCGGCCACCTGACGCGCGTCGAACTCGACTTGGTCGGCGCGCAGGACGACGGCGCTCTGAGAGACGCTGCGTTCGGGCAGCTTCTCGGGGCCGGTCGGCACCGGTGCGGCCGACGCCGTGTCGCCGTCCTGCTGTTCGGTGGGTTGGTTCATTGGTCGTGTCTCTCCAAGAGGGTTGGTTCACTCGGTCCGCAGGCTGCGGACCTCGAAGGCGCGCGCCCATTCGGGGTGGCGCTCGATCAGGAGCCGGACGTACCGGCTGCGGAAGTTGTTGTTGAGGCGGAACTCGTCGCCCTCGGTCGCCGTGACGTAGCGCCAGCGCAGGACCTCGAAGAGCATCCCGATGCCGACACGGCTCGCGCCGCGCTTCAGGTAGTCGGCAGTCAGGGCCTCCAACGCGCGCAGCACCCAGGGATTGAGCTGGTGGAACGTCTCGAACTGGGCCTGGATCGACGCCGGCTGGCCGTCCGGCTGCCTCACGGTGTGGATGACCAGGCCCGGTATCTCGTCCTGGACGGCTGCCATACCCACCCCCTGGTGACTTCTTTCAAGAATGTCACCTATCTTGTGGGTCGACGGGCAGATGATCAACCCCACCGATTACAGGCGCGACTTCACACACTCAGCCCGAGGTCAGACCGAGGCCCGATCGGCCGCTTCCTCCATGCGTGCCTCACGGGCCTCGTTGGCCGCCGATGCGGCTCGCAGGGCATCGACGGCGACGTTGGAGTCGGGATGCTTGAGGACGTAGAGCGAGAGGGCCCCTTCGAGAACCAGAGCCTCTCGGGCATCCATGGCCACGATCTCGCCGCCGTCCGGTGTGGCGGTGAACTGCACTGCTGCCTCCTTGGTGAACTGCGGACCCCCGTAGCGGGGATTACTTATATCTTATTCGCAATTCGGGGCTAAGTACAGTGTTTGCGCAGGTCAGAGGGCCTTTCGGGCGTGGCGGCCTCGGGTCAGCACGCGACTGCCGGGCCCGTCGTAGGTGCCGTCGCGCAGGGCTGCGACGACCTCTTCGTCCACGTCCCAGGGCAGGCTCCGCGCGCTCTCGCGGAGCTTGGGGACGGCGTCGAGGACGGTGTCCAGCATCCAGAGCATCGACCCGGACAACAGCCAGTCATGCTCCGGGAACCGCCCTGTCGCGATGGTCGTCGCCAAGTTGCCCTGGGCGGGCAGGTGGAACAGCTCGACGATCTCCTGCTGGCCGACGATCGGCGGCAGCTCATCGCCCAGGCCCGGCTCCCAGCCCTCGCCCTGCTCCGCGATGATCCGTGCCTTCACGTCCAGGTCGACCTGCCGGAACCGCGCCGTGGTCGCTCCCCACCCGGCCGCGAAGCCAAGCGGCCAGTACCGCACCCCGCTGACGACGATGGCGGTCTCCGGATCGAGAACGCTGCCGCGGCTCGGGGACAGCCACTGCGCGACCTGCTTCGGATCGACGCGGTACAGCGCGGCGAACTCCTGGTGCCCGACCAGATACGGCTTGCCCCGACTCATCCCCGTCCTCCGGTGTCTGCCCTGGATGCAGAGGGCAGCGTAGCCGTACGCGTACGCCGGCGGGCGCGGCGGTCACTGCTATGGTGACGGCGGTCTTTCTCCAAGAGGCCACACGGCCCCCGCTTCGGCGGGGGCCGTGTGCGTTGCCGCGCGCTACGCGGTCTTGCCCTCAGGCTGGTCGGCGGTGGAGCTGAGCCGGGTCGAGCCCTGCTCCTTCCTCCGGCGCGTGAACCGCAGGGCGTGGATGGTGCGCCCGCCGGTCACCTCCCGGAAGGCGGTCGCCACCTCGCCCTTGGTCAGCCGCCGCCCTCCCAGCGTGAACAGCGGTCCGTCCGTGCGGGCCCCGATCAGCTCGCGCAGCGCGTTGGCCGCCGACACGGTGATCCCGGCCTCGTAGACGCCGCCTTCCTTCGCGTGCCGGATGACGACCAGGCAGTCATCCAGCTCCGCATCCGGCACGTCGAACGCCAGAACCTCATCCAGCCGAACCTCCGACTCCCAGAGCAGCTGCCACACCGCGCGAACGGCGGCCGGCACCGCCGGGTTCGCGAGCGCGGTGTCCACCTCCAGGTCAGTGACGAGCAGGTGTGTCGTATCCATCATGACCCCCAGGCCGCAGGAACAAGTGCGCCCTCACGCTATGCGCGCTGTCGGACAACACCTCTTGACAGCCTGGGTGTTCGTCTCAGCCACGGGTCAGGCTGAAGGCGGTGAGCACCACTGCGGTGATGCTGGCCAGTACGGCGAGGGTCGGCAGCGGCCATCTGGTCTTCTCCAGCGCGCTCACCCTTTCCTCCAGGTCCTCCAGGGCCTTGTCCGTTTGGTCGCTGCGCTGGACGAGCAGCGCCAACTGTCCGTCGATACGAGCGAATCCGACCTCCAGCGCCTGGCGCAGCTCCGCCAGGGCGAGTGCGACCTGTCCTTCGGGCACGATCTCCTCCTTCCTCTCGCTGCCCGGTGGTCAGTGCTGGGGTGTAGCCGGGTCGCGCTTCATCGGCAGCCACGAGGCCGTTCCGGGCCTGCCCAGGACGGTGCCGAGGGTGGACTTCAACGCGCTGAGCGCGGCCGGTATGGCGGAGACCGCGGCGGCCTGCCACGCCGACAGCGACACCATGTCCGTCGTGCTGGAGGCTGCCATCAGGCCCAACAGCGCCTGGAGGTAGGTGGCAACGGTGCGCTCGGCGACATCGGCAAGGGCCTGCGGCATCGGGTCGTGCTCCTGGTTCGGGGTGGTGGGGGTCGGGTCGGCGGCACCGGCCTGGTGCGGGACGCGCAGGTCCGCCCACGTCTGCGGGCCGGGAATGCCGTCGGCATCGGCGCCGTGGTGGCCGCGCTTGATCTGGTAGGCCGCATACGAGCGGCGGTGCGCGTCGTTCCACACCGGGCCGGGCGGCCTGGCGTAGGAGTCGCAGCCCTCAGCGATCAGCCGCTTCGCCATCGCGGCGATCACCGGGGAGGAGCGGCCCTCGCGGAAGAACTGCTTGCCCGGGTACGCCGCGTACTTCGGTGTCGGCTTCGGGTCCGGCTTGGGCTTGGGCTTCGGCTTCGGGTCGGGCTTCGGCTTACCGCCGTCCTTGAGGTGCCGGGCGACCCGGGCGCGGAAGTCGTCCATGTCGATGCCGCCCGGGTCCGGCTTCCCCGGCTGCCACTCCTTGTGGCCGATGACGGAGTGCTCGTTCCAGCCGTGCGCACGGCAGATGGCCGCCGCCGCCCGCGCCATCGCGTCGAGCTGGGCCGCCGGCCACGGCTGACTCCCGGTGTTGATGCACTCGAAGCCGTAGAAGTGGCGGTTGCCGTCGGTATCCGCTTCGTTGTCGCGCGGGAGGTCCGTCTTCTCCGCGATGACCGCGAGCAGGACGTCGGTGTCCCCCATGCCGGCATGGTTGGTCCGGCCGTAGCCGACCAGGTGGATCGTCCCGGACTGGTCGATGACGCCATGGCACAGGGGGCCTGGGAGATCCTGGTAGCCGACGCGGCACAGCTCCACCATGTCCTTCTCGGAGCTGTACGGCCCGGTGTGGTGGATCATGACCCCGTTCGCGGGGCCCCAGTTGCCGTGGGTGTTCCGGTTGTGGGTGCGCCATTTGCCGTGCTCGACCACGCCGAGCCCGGCGCTCTTCAGCACGGACAGGAACCTGTCCGCGCTCAGCGGTGTAGCCACGCGCTTCGTCCTTCTCCCCTGCGCCGGATGGCAGTCGGCCGTGGCCGCCTCGGCGGTCCGGTCCCTCGGGAGTGCGAAGCGGGTGGAGGGTCACCCAGGCGTCATGCTACCGGCGGCACACCGGCCGTTGGCCGGGGTGCGCAGCCGGTCAGGTGTCGGCGCGGTCGGTCCGGAACGATGTGCTGTCGAGGCTGATCCAGGACGCGCGGACGCTGCCGCCGCCCTGGACGCGCAGCCGCACCAGGCCCTTGGGGTCGATGTCGAGCTGGAGGCTGCGGCGTGCCGCGTCGGAGGCGACATCGACCGTGCGCGGGGCTTCCGGCCAGTACCCCTCGGGCAGCAGCGCGACCAGTTGCTCGTCGGAGGCCCGGCCGCTCGCCAGTCCGATACGGCCGCAGAATTCGGTCGTGTCCCAGGGGTTGGCGCGGAACTGCGGCGGCTGCTCCTCGTCGGGGACGGTGGTGTCGCCGGTCAGCGGAAGGTCGCGCCACTCCGGGTACGGCGCGCTGCGGGCGCGCTCCAGGGTGACGACCCGCTTCTCCAGCTTGGCCAGTCGGCGGCCGAGGTCGGCGATCGTGTCCGGCACCTACTGCTCCTCATCCTCGCCCGTCTCGTCCTCGGGCTTGTTGGTGCGCTCCAGCTTCAACGTCACGCGCTCGGCCGTCTCGCCCTCGCCGGGCCGCACCGTCCAGCCGACGATCCGGCACCAGCCGTCGTACTCGGTGTGCGGCTCGAACAGGCGGATCCGCACGTCGTCCCCGATGCGCAACGCGTGGATCGGGGCCGCCGGGTGGTCGATGATCTCCAGCTCAGTCAACGAGGGCAGGACCTGGCGGGCCAGCCGTTCACGGCGCGCCCGCTGCTTCAGCTTCGCCTCGTCCTTCTCGCTCGTCTCCAGCCGGTGTTCCAGGCGCAGGCGGCCGTTGCGCACGCCGTCCACGACGACCTTGCGCTTCTTGCCCTCGCCCGCGCCCAGGCCGATGACCCACTGGGCGTAGGAGTCGGCGTCCTTGATGACGTGCGGGGTGCCGACCACGTTGGCGCCGGTCGTGAACGTCAGGTCCTCGCGGCGTCGGCCAAGGCGCGGCGCACCGAGGATGATGCGACGCTCGGCGCGGCGCCCGCGCCATGCCACGGTCTCCGACCACTCCAGGCCGTCATCGATCTCGGCCATCTCGTCCACGATCTCGCCGAGGTTGCGCGGGTCGGTCTTGGAGGTGCTGTACGGGTCTTTCGCGGTGCCGGTCTTCGCCTTGGACTTCGTGTCGTCCACGACCACGCCGAGGTCGCCGTCCGGCTGGGCCTGTGCGTAGGCCCAGACATCGCGGATCACCTCGCACGGGTCCGCTTCGATGTACGGGCCGCGTCCGTCGAGGTTGCCGTGCAGGTCGAAGCGGCGGTGGAGGTAGCTCGTGAACCCGGAGGCTTCGACGGGCAGGGTGTTGCCCTCCGGTTCGGCGCGCCACAGCAGCCCGCCCCAGTCGAGGCGGGCGTTGCGCTCGACGAGGAGCACGGTGTCGCCGGCGTCGAGGGCGTCACCAAGGGAGCGGCGGAACGCGGTCGGCAGAGTGGCCTTCAACGAGCCGGGTCCGGATATCTCCGGGCCGTACTCGACCTCGCTCAGCGGCAGGTTCCAGTGCAGAACGTCGCCGGTCGCGGCCCGCGCGATGATGTAGCGGTAGTCGGCCATCGTCACGCAGGCCCTTCCGTGAACGCGACGTCGAGCGTGACCGTCGTGCCCTTGGCCACGGTCAGGTCGCCGTCGCCGTACTTGTCGTTCTGGTTGATCTCGACGGCCAGGTGCTGGCGGGTGCCCCGGTAGGTGGGCGGCACGGCGAGCGTGTCGGCCAGGGTCACGGAGGAGCGGCGGGTGGTGGTGCCGTCGTCGTCCACGACGGTCGGCTTCGCGGCGCGCTCTCCGAGCCGGGTGCGCAGCTCGGCGTAGACCGGTCCCGCTTCGGCACGCAGGCCGGACAGGGTGACGACGATGGCGGCCTCCGTCGCCCATGCGGGGATGTCGAGATCCCAGGCGGCTTCCTTGGGCCAGGCCGCCCACTGACCGTGCTTGCCGGGCACCTTCTCCGTGGTGGTCGGGTGCACGGTGCGCAGCGTGCGCTCGGTGCGCGGGTTGGCCAGCCGCCGCAGATCCGTGATCATCTCGGCGGTGATGGTCGCGGTGTTCCGGGGGATGGTGAGGCGGGCGAGCGGGATCGCGGTCATCTCCCGCAGCGCGGTGGTGTCCTGCGCGCCGATGTTCTGGATGAGGTGGAAGTAGCCGATCTCCTGGCGGCGCGGGTCACGGTCGCCTTCGAACTCCGGGTCCTCGATGCGCAGCACGAGCAGGTCGGTGCGGGCGACCGGCCCGGTCGGCGGCACGTCGACCACGGTGTCGCCGATGTTGGACTGGGTGTAGGCCCCTTGCCACGGCCGGACACCGTGGATCAGAGCAGAGCCATCGCCGACGCGGACACCGGGGCCCGGCGTCTCCAGGGGGCGAACCTTCAGGTCCTCACCGCCCGCGACACCCTGCCGGCCTCGGGCCAGGTCGCGGATCATCAGGCGCATCGCGCGGGCGGAGTGGTCGGCCCCGCGCACCATCATCGGGGGTTGCAGCGTCACGAGTCTCTCCGTTCACAGAGTGGTGTACGCCGACCGCCACGCCACCTCGAGGCGCGCGGTGCCGGACGGGTCGTTCGCGCTCCACGCGATCTCGGACCGTCCGGGCGGCAGGGTGAACAGGTCGAGACGGGAGGCGGGGCTGAGGTCGTTGGCGACGTTGACGGTGCCGTTGCGCAGCGCCCAGCAGGTGCCGGGCCGGGTCTCCATCTCCACCCACTCGCCGTCGCGCAGCGACAGGTCGAGTTCGAGGACGCGGCGGGTGACGGTGTTCCAGATGCGTGGGTCGGTGACCGGGCCGTGCACGCGCAGGCTCGGGTAGGTCGGCACGTCGCCGTGGTTAGTGACCCAGCCGGGGCGGTCGTCGGCCGGGTAGTGGTCCTGGTCGGCCGGGCGGCGGCAGGCGGCGGGTCGGCCCATTGCCTCATCGACGGTCCAGTCCCCGCTGCGGGGGCGGGCGGCCTGGTCCAGGCCGAGCGTCAGCTTCGACAGCTCGTCGTCGTACCAGCGAGGGTCGTCCAGGCCGACAAATTCGATGTCGAGGGGTATCCACCCGTGCACCGCGTTGGCTGTGCTGGTCGCCTCCATACGCCGAAGTCGCCCGTACATGCGGCGCGTTGCATGCCCGGGCCACCTGCCTCGCAGGACGTGACGGCCGTCGGGATTGGTACGGGCGTCGGGGGTGTCCAGCGCCCGCTCCAGCCGGGCGAGGATCTCGGCGGCCTTCACCGGGTCTCCGGGCGTCTTGATGCCCGCCTCGAAGCGCAGGGGGCGCGGGCCGTAGAAGTCCCGGCCCGGTGAGGTGCCGTCGCTGTTGGAGTTGTCGGCGTCCTGCGGGCGGGTGCCGGGTGATCCGAGCCCTTCGACGTTCCCTATCGGGACGTAACTGCCGGTGCCCAGGACGACACCGCCGATCTCGTACTGCCACGGGGCCAGTTCGGGACGGCTGTGCTTGTTCGGTGCTGTGGTCATCACACTCTCCCGCCCCGCTGCGCGTTGCGCAGGGTGCGCATCATCTCGTTGCCGATCTGCTCGGGGGTCGCGGAGCTGTCGGTGACGGTGACCGGCATCGAGCCGATCAGCGGCTGCTGCTCGCGCACGACGACGACCTGGACCCGTCCGCCGGCACGGGCGTCCACCACACGGGTGCGGGCGCGATCGCTACCGGTGCGGATGTCGAAGGAGCGCACGACGCCCGCCATGGCCGCGACACTGCGAGCCTGCTTGAAGCTGCTGGCGAGCATCGGGTTGTAGTCACGGCTGCTCCGGCCTCGTACGCCGCCGTTGGCGTACCACTCGACCTGGCCGCCGAACCGGTCGACCACGGTCTCCACGATGGCCTTGCTGCGCTCGCGCTTGGCGGCGGCTAGGGGTACATATGCCTCCCCGCCTGTCTCCCGCTCACCCCATATGCGGTAGCTCCCGGCCGGGGCGATCTGCGCGACGTGCCGCTCACGGCGCTGGCCGCCGGTGATCCCGCCGTCGACGAAGTAGTCGACCACCGCGCCGTCGGCATGCCGCTTGGCGGCGCGGGCCTGCGCCTCGGCCTGCTTCTCGATGGCGTCAGCGATGTTGGTGTTCTGCTCGGCGAGCTGGCTGAAGATCGAGACGTGCCGGGTAGTGACCGTGATCTCCTTGCCGCGCAAGGCATTGATGCGGCCCTGGATCGTGTCGGCCGCTTTCTTCGGGCCCCCGGTGGGGACCGTGACCTTCACGTCCTTGGAGCCGGGGATCTTCTCGATGCGGAAGCCGAGCGACTCCAGCTCCTTGCGGGCACCCGCCGTCGGCGCGCTGACCCGGACGCTCTTGGCGCCGGGCGTCGCCCGGATCTTCGCCTGCACGGCCTCCAGGCTCTTGATCGTCGCGGCGGTCGGCGCCGACACCTTCACGTTCTTCGACTTCGGGGTCTGCCCGAGCTTGTCGATCAGCACGTCCAGGTTCTTGCGGGCGCCCGCGGTCGGTGCCGTGATCTTGATCTGCCGCGTGCCCGGGACAGTCTTGACGGTGAAACCGAGGCTGCGCAGCTTCTTCTGTGCGCCGTCGCTCAGCGAGTCGACCTTGATCGTCTTCTGCTTGGGCAGCCTGTGGAACTCGGCCTGCACCGCGATCAGGTTCGCCAGCGTGCTGTCCATGCCCTTGGTCTGGAGCAGCAGCGACACCTTCGACGGCAGCAGGCCGAGGCTGTCGGCGACGCCCTCGGCCTGGGCCTTGGTCAGCCCGTAGCCGCGGGCGGCTCGGATCGCCTCCGCGCGGGCACGGCTCATCTCCCCGCGGGCCTTCGCCAGCGCCGCGGGCAGCGACTCGCCATTGCGGATGGCCAGGTCGTAGGTGGCCACCGAGGCGTCGGCCGCCGCGTCGGACAGGGCGGTGAGCTGGGTGTAGAGCTGCTGCCCGTTCCTCGTCGTGGTGTTGAGGGTCTTGTCCTCGTTGACGAGCTGCTTGCCGCCGTAGCCCTGGCCGCGGTTGACGCTCTTGCTCCCCTCCTGCAAGTCGAGGACGGCGGAGTTCACCTTGGCCTTGGCTGCCTGAAGAGAGATCTGGCCACCCGACAGCAGGTCGAGCGCCGACTTCAGCGAGCGCGTGCGCGTGTCGGCGTCGGCGGTCTCGTCTGCCAGACCGCCGACGGCCGCCTTCAACCGGTCGTATGCGGAAGTACCGTCCCCGGCCCCCTTGGTGGCCCTGGCGAATTCCTTCGCGTTCTTCACCGACTCGGCCATCTCACCCTTGACGCTGCCGAGCGCATCGGCGGCGTCCTTGTACTGCTGGCCGACCTCGGAGTAGTCCTGGACGGTCGCCTTGCCTGCGGCGACGTCCTTCCACACCTTGTGCTTGTCGGCGGTGGCCTGGAGCTGCTTCTGCAGCGCGTCCAGCGAGGTGCCCTGACCCAGGTACGCGTCCGTGAGCGACGCGAGCGGCACACCTGCCTGCTCCATGACCTTGGTGAGCTGGCCCTGTTCGGTCTTCGTGTCCAACAGGGCCTGGGCCGCCTGCTGGCGGACGTTGCTGTCGATCTGTCCCCCGGACTCACGCAGCGCGGACGTCAGGGTGGAGATGCGCTGCTGGTGTTCGGCAGCGGCCTGCGCGGCCTTCTGCTGACGCGCCGCGAGCAACCCCAACCCCACCGAGACGCCCGCCATGACGACACCGAACGGTCCGCCGAGCGCGTTGGTCACGCCGCCGAGCGCCGAGCGCAGTCCCGATCCAGCCGCCCGGCCGACCCCGTTGAGCGTGCCGACGAACGTCTGCCCGGCGCCGTTCGCGCTGCGGAACGCAGCAGTCATGTTCCCGAGGAATCCGACACGAGCCTGCACCGCTGCCCACGCCGCTCCGTACCGGGACAGCGCGACGCCGGACGCGGCAGCCAAGGACTGCTGCACCCGCATCTGCTGGTTGAAGGACTGCACCCCGGACCGGACGGGGCCGGTCATGGTGTTCGCCATGTTCGTCAGGGCGGGCTGCGCTCGGCGGAACAGCAGCATCGCCAACGCGGCCGACTGGATCGGCGCGGGCAGCGCGCCGAACGCGCTGACCAGCCCGCCGACGAGATGGCCGACGGGAACGAGGACCAGGGACAGCCCGGAGACCGCGTCCATGGCCACGTTGCCGACGGTGGCGATGATGTCGAGCGTGCCGGCCGCCGCGCCGCCGTCCTCACCGAGCCCGGCGACGGCCTTGAGGAGCGGTTCCGCGCCGTCGGCGGCGTTGTCCAGGACGTCGCCCAGGGTGCTTGCGGCATTGATCAGCAGGTTCAGGCCAGTGGCCAGCGAGTGCTCACCGATCTCCGTGAGCGGCCCGATCAGCGCCTTGGCCTCATCGATGAGCCCGCTGAGACCGTTCTTCGTCGCCTCCTTCAGGTCGGGGCCGTACAGGGTGGCGATGTCGCGGCCGTAGTCGAGGGCCGTGGTCAGGTACGGGGTGGCCCCGGCCATCCCGCGGGTGAGAAGACGGGTCACCCACTCCAGGCCGGGCGCCATCCCCTCGTACAGGGCGATCCCAGTCTGTTTGGCCTGGGTGCGCAGCTGCGTCATCGCACCGGCGAGACCCTCGCCGCGCGAGTCGGTGATGGACGCTGCTGCACCGGTCTGCCGTACCGCCATCGACAGGGCGTCAAAGGACTCGGTGCCCTGGTGGGCAAGCGCCACCGCGCCGGACAGGGCGGGCTTGCCGAAGGCACGGGTCACTCCGGCCGCGAAGTCCTTCTGGCTCATGGAGTGTTCGGCCTTCGACAGACCGTCGATCACCGTGCGCAGGCCCTTGAAGCGCCCCTGCGCGTCCCAGGCTTCTATACCGAGGTCCCGCAGGGCGTTCTTCATGATCGGCGTTGGCGCCGCCAGGTTGGCGAAGATCCCACGCAGGCTCGTGCCCGCCGTCTGGCCGAGGATGCCGGACTTGCCGAGCATGCCGACCGCGGCGGCGGTGTCCTGGAGGCTGACGCCGAGCGCGTTCGCGACCGGGCCCGCGTACCGCATCGAGTAGTAGATGTCGGTGATGGAGCCGGAGGCGTTGTTCGCCGTGGCCGCGAGGGTGTCCGACGCCCGGGACGCCTGATCAGCACCGAGGCCGAACTGATCCATGATGTCGCCCAAGTACTTGGCCGACGTGGCGGCGTTGACGTCGGCCGCCGCCGCGAGCTGAAGCGAGGCACGTACGGCGTCGATGGACTGATCGGCGCGGAAACCGGCCTTGCTCAGCTCGACCATGCCCTCGGCGGCGTCCGCCGACGTGGAGGTGGGCAGCGTCAGGTCGTTGCCGAGTTCCTGAGCGACGACGGCGGCGCGCTTCATCTGTGCCGCGGTCGCGCCGGTCACCGCCCGGAAGAGGTTCATCTGCCGCTGGTAGCGGTTGCCCTCCTCGATCATCTCGCCGGTGCCGAGGACGAGGGCGCCGCCGGCGAGCATGTTCGTGGCGGACAGGCCCCGGCGACCGGCCCCGGCGGTCGCCCGCTGGAGCCGGGACATCGACCGGGCGCCGTCGTCCCCGGCCGCGCGCAGCGCCGCACGGGCCGCCCCGGCGCGGGCGGTGAGCCGGTTCAGCTCCCCGACGGCCGCACGGGAGGAACGATTCAGTGCGGCGAACTGCGCAGCGAGCCGCGCCCCGTTGGCGTCCAGTCGGGCCAGGGACCGGTTCGCGGCGTCGGTACGCTCCCCCAGGGTCCGCATCTGGGCGGAGGCAGCACGGGTTCCCGCGATCAGGTCGCGGACCTCGGCGCGCATCGCGACCGTGAGGGTGAACCCGGCCACCGCGGCGGCCTCCTTACTTACGTGGTGCGGGGGTGGATCAGGGGCGCGGCTCGTACTGCTCGCGCGGCAGGAGCTGGATCTTCACGCCGTAGCCGGACCGGTCCTGGGGGACGTGATCGCGTTCCTGCTCGATCAGCTCGCAGCCGGGGCAGCGCAGGGTGTCGGTGACGTAGGCGTGGGGGTCGCCGCCACGTTCGCGGTCCCACTCCTCCAGCCGGGTGTGGCATTCCGGGCACACCGACCGCTGCCACTGCGCCCAGGCCAACGCTTTGGCCCGGTCGAGGTCGGACCAGCGGCCGTCGCCGCCGAGGAATTGCGAGTGCGGGATGCCGTACCGCTCGCACAGCTCCAGTTCGGCGCGCAGGCCGGCGTCACGGCTCAGCCTTTTCCCAGCTCGACCCGGCTTTCCTGCTGGATCTGCCAGGCGGCGTCCCACAGCGCGTTGGCGTCCGGCGCCGACCAGCCGTTCAGCAGCTCCTCGGCCTCCTCGCGGCTCATGCCGTCCACGGAGGCCGCCGCCACCAGCGCGGCGGGGAAGGTGTCGGCGTTGAAGATCGCCCCCTCCTCGGCCTGCTGCTCGGTGGGCGGGTGCTCGCTGATCAGCTCCTCCAGCACCGGGCGCGGCAGCGCGCGGAAGGTAAGGAACTCCGAGGCGGCGTCGAGTGCCGCCAGGGCCTGGTCCCGCGCCGCATCAGCGTCGGTTGCCTGGCGCGCGGCCAGCTCGTCACCCGGGTTGGCCTCGGCGACGAACCGGGCACGGCGGGCGGCCTGCTCAGCCTCGTCGTACCGCTGGCGCAGCTCGGCGTCATCGCAGATGCGCAGCCGGTTCTGCGGGCGGGCTCGGCGGCGAAGCCGTTCCATCTTGGCCGACCACGCCCCCTCCGCCGCCGTGGCGGAGGGGGACGGGCGCTTGGCCTGTGCGGGGCGCGACACGATCAGCCCTCGTCGGCGTCGTGCTCGCGGACCGTCGCCTCGGTCTTGGTCTTCGTGGTGCTGACCACGGTCACGTCGACGTGGTCACCGTCGGGGTGACCGTGCCCGTGGTCGTCGTCGCAGTCCTCGTCCGGCAGCGGACGGGGATGGGCCTGCGGCACCGGGCGGTCGAGCGACGGCTCGTCCGTGATCGTGAAGTCCACCTTGAACTTCGCGGCCTCGTTGCCGGTGCTGTACGTCGCGGCGCGAGTGGCGACCTGCACGGGGAACACGTCCACCGAGCGGGAGCCGGGCAGGTCGCCCTTGCGGAGCAGGATGACGTAGCCCTTCGCGCCCTTGGGGAGCTGCTGCTCGATCGCGTCGGAGAAGCGGTCCTCGTAGAACGTCAGGCTGGAGTTCTCGGCCTTGTCGTTGCCGGGGATCGAGGAGTTGAAGGTCGAGCCCATGTCGGGGGTCTCGATGGGGTCGTTCTCCAGCGCCCAGCCCTCGATGTCCGAGACGGCGTCGGTCAGGGCGAAGGCGTTAGTGATCTCTCGGCGGCTGGGGTACTTCGGGTCATTGAGGTCCTTGGACCACAGGATCTTGGAGATGCCGCGCCGCAGAAATCGGGTCTGGGTCTTCTTCGTGCTCGTGGACACCGGTCCGCTCCCACTTCTGGGGCAGCGTCCCGTGCCGAGGCCCTGCCCCTTGAGGTTCAAAGGGGGTTCGCCTGGCCTGGGGCCTAGCGTCCGCGCGGGCCTCCGCGGTGAGGATCAGAAGAATCGATTCTTCATGCTGGGGTCACGGTGATCGTGACCCGCTGCACGTAGGACACGATAGCGCCTGCCGCCGACACCGAGGGCTCTCCTCCTGCGTCGTAGGTCAACTCCCGGTCGATGACGCGCGCTTCGGGAACGTGCAGGTCGTGGGTCCAGCTTCCGTCGGTCCGGCCGACGACGCCGGCGCGTACGCGGTCGGCCAGCCACTCGACCTGATCGGCTCGTTCCCCGACCGAGGTGACCTGGTAGGCCCAGGCGGCATCGGCGTGCCAGTCCCACAGGGGCGGGCCCGCGAACTCGGCGGGCAGCGAGTCGAGGATGGTGTACGGCACGGGCGCGGGCTCCCACCCGGACTTGCCCTGCACCCGCGGGAGTTCGCCGACGCCACACGGGCGGCCCGTGACGTGCTCCAGGAGGGCGGCGAGCGCGCGGGTCACCGGGAGACGAGCGGTCACGGCAGCACCCCATCGGCCAGGGCCTGGATGAACGCCGGTTCGGTCTGCCGGAACGCGGGCTCGACGTGCGGGAACGGCGGCTGCCGGTAGTGCCGCCCGAGGCTGTCCACGCCGACGAAGCCGTACTCCAGTCGTCGCGCCTGCGGGGCGTCGGAGAATACCTCGGCGGTGACCTCGCCGCCGCCGCTGTGCATCCGCACGTCCCAGGAGGCGCGGTACTGGCCGGTGATCACGTTCGGGCCGGGCCTGCCGCTCGCGTTCCGCTGGATGCGGACCCGCAGCAGCATGGCGTGGTGCCGTGTGATCGTCCGCGTACGGGCACGGGTCGCCGGACCCATCCGGACCAGCGCGGCGGCCAGCGCGATCGGATCACGGAACGCGGTCGCGTCCGGGTGTGCGTTGGGATGCGGGTTCGCTGGGGCCATCAGTCGATCACCTGCACCCTGACGATGCGCACCACGCTGTAGGTGCCCACCGCTTCGTCGGAGACGCGGAACCGACGGCCCACCAACTGCGGGTCACGGGGACCACCGGGGCGCACGGAACCGGCCACGCGGATCACGTCGTCGCGCCGCAGCACCGGGGCATCGACCGGCAGCACGGCCTGGTAGTCGGTGGTCGCCGGCTCCACGGCGACCGACCCGCCCACGGGCTGGGTGATGGCCGGGCGGCTGATCGGCATCACCGCGCCGAGCCCGTCCCAGACCAGCTCCTCGTCCGGCGCGGGCGGCACGAGCCGGCCCGTGCTCTCGTCCAGCACGTCATCCGTACGGCCTGCGCTGTCCCGCCACGCTTCCAGCTTGTCGTCCAGGATGCGGCCGAGGACCCGGCGCGCACCCTCCACGTCAAAGGCCACGGGCCCACTCCCCGAGCTGGGTGAGCATCGCCTTGGTCAGCGAGTACGGCTCGGTGCCGAGGTCCGGCCGTGCCAGCGCGGCGCGCTCCAGGGCCTCCGGGTCGATCGCGTCCAGGAAGATGGCTGCCACTGGCCCCGGGTCGGGCGGGTCGGCAATTGCGACGCGGGCCATGCCCGACCACTGGCTGTCGCCGCGGTCGGCAACGTGCAGCAGAATCTCCGGCCGCTCCCCGGCGAAGTGGGTGACGGTGTACGCCTTGACGGCGCTCGGGTTTATCCGTGTGCCGTCGATCTCGATGTCGGCCTTACCGCCCCGCGCGTTGATCTCCACGCGCCGGGCGGTGGCCGTGTCGTTCGTCTGATCCATTCAGCCGACGCTAGGAGGGCTGTCGGACAGCTCCAGCGATCCTGACTGGCGCG